GCAGTGCTGCTGCCCAGAGCGCATTTGCAGCCATTTTGATATCACCAGTTGACGCATAGACAGCAACGCCAGCGCCAAGAACGCTTCTTGCATAAGAGGCAATAAGAGCCTTATTTTGCTCAGAAAGTTTAATCATTATAATCTCCTTTGTGGTCAAACCACTATGTTTTAATTATACCCTAGTCCTCATCTTTATGATTAGACTTGGCTGCGTTAAATATTGCTTGAATTTCATTTTCGTCAAGTTTGCCATCATCAAGGAAAGCATTAGCAATCCCCTCAACAACCTTGGCGACACCACCAATTCCAGCCATAAAAATTGCCTTTGGCAAGCTAACTCCAGCAACGGCTCCTGCGCCAATAACGCCAAGCCCAGATGCCCCAAAGACAGCTAATATTCTAAGCAATATATTTTTTGTATTTGACATAATTCCCCCTATTCGTCATTTTTAATCATTACACTTAGGTAATGAACCAAGAAAGCACAAGATGTTGCTATTAACGTAATCTTTCTAGTGTCGCCAGAAAGAGTTGAAAAAACAATTATTGTGCTTGATATAGTGAACGCTAGTGCAGCTGTTTCCCTACTGAATTTTTTTATAAAATTCCATATGCTGAATTTCTTCATGCCATCCTCCCCGTATTTAAAAATACTATTTCTTGTAAAATCTTCATCATCGCCCCCCTCTGGCCCCTCAATCTCTGGTGCCTCCTCTTCCTCTTCTCCTTCGTCCTCATCCTTTTTAAATGCGGAATCCTTGCTAGAACCAGATGGCGAATTAGAATTACCACCAGAAGGAGCAGAGCCTCCAGCAGAGCCTCCTGCAACGGTTATTGTTGACACTGCCCCAATAGCAGCAAGAAGTGTTCTTCTTGCCTTAACTGTAATTTGAGATCCGACTGGAACATATTCATCAAATCCGTCTGCATAGATGTTTATTTCGCCCTCAAAAGCCTCTTTAACCTCTTGTGGCGCATCCTGAACGGCCTCAATTATTTGACCCTTTTCTTCTTCTGTAATTTGAGATGTATCAATTGAATCAAAGACCTTTGTTGCCTCCTCTTGTGTTAATTGTTTTATTGCCTCAGGATTTGATGCAATTAAAACAGCCTCTTCTTGATCTATTTTTTCCTCAACAACTGGAATTGTGGTGGTTGTAGTTGTTGATGGTATTGTTGTAGTAGATGTAGTGGAGGTTGTTGATGTCGTTGTTATTAGAGGTATTAAAGGTAGAGTTGTTGTTGTCGGCACCAGTGATGTTGTTACTGGTACTGTTGTATAAGTTGTAGTAGTTGTTGCTGGTTCAGTTGTCGTTGTCGGTGGCAACGTCGTTGTTGTAGTAGTCGTAGTGGTTGTAGTAGTCGTAGTAGTGGTTGTACTAGTAGTCGTTGTAGAAGTTGTTGTAGTAGATGTTGTTGATGTTGTAGTAGAAGTAGTGCTTGTTGTGGAAGTACTACTAGTACTAGATGTTGTAGGATTGTTAATAATTAAAGAAGTAGATGTTTCAAATGTGTAACTTGTTCCATACCATCTATCTGGATTCCAGCAGCAAACCCCCGTTCTTAAGCGATATACACCGGGTTGCAAATCAATACTTATATAAGAATCAAGCCCAAAATAGTCATCATTTGCAGCAATTTGATTGTTTGATGAATCATAAAGCCATAGCATTGAATCAATGCCATATTGCTGTGCATATGTTCTAACTGTAAAATTTTGAGGTTCTGTAAATGTAAAATAGAAATCGTCTGGACCCGTTGTTGTATAGGATTCAGCTTTTACTGGGCTTGAAAATATTGATGTAAAAATAGATATAATACAAACAATAAATAATGGTATTGAGCCTTTTCTTAATTTAATCACATAATAATTTTATAACAAAAACTATTATGCTGAATACTCAACGCCGCTTATAGTAAATGTACATTTGCTACTAGCATTCACAACATAAATTTTATAACCAGCATTTAATACAATTGAAGCATCATATGAAATTGTTTCATTTGCATTAACGGTAAATCCTTTAAGAATTGCATTATTATTCCCAGGAGTTCCTGAAGCTGACAGAAGATGAACATCGCATGTAGTAGCACCACTGGTTGTATTACATATATTGATGTTTCTTAAAATTGTATAGCTTCCCGAAGTTGAAGAAACCGTATAAACATTGGAAGAAGTGTCATTCCCAATATAAAGTGTATTTGGTAATAAATTAGCCATTAAATCCCCATCCAATTCATAATTTGATGATCAAAAACCACAGTGTTCATTGACTGAACGGAGTTTGCATCTAAAACATGGTCAACAATTGCCCCAGCAGAATGTGCTAAAGCAGTAGTGCCATCATAACCCCTAGAAGCGACTGTGAAAGTATTTGTGCTTCTTGAAGATATTAAAATCTTTTCCTCATCCCCAGTGCCTCTACCAATTACAATAACAAATGGATTTAAATCTCCAGTTGGGAAACTTGAGCCATCTGTCACGGAAAAAGAGGATGAGGAGTTAGATATATTTGCAGAAAGTGGTTGTGCTATAACAGCGCCAGATATCTCTCTTCTCTGAACATTTGTCATAGGAACCTCTTATTAATCAATGCTTATATCTAAGTCACCAGTTGCAATTCTTAATGTATCACCAGCATCAAGTGTTTTGCTTGATGTTAAAGTACCATAAACAAGAAGATTGCCACCAGTGCTGTTGTCAATAACCCCAACCGCAACAACGGTGCATGCTGGCATGCCTGTGAAGTCAAGGTTACCGCTATTTGATGTAGAACCTCCAGTTGCAGCATCCCAAGACCCAGCAACTCTTGCATAAGAACCACCAGTGACTTCTGTACCAGCGGAGGAATCGGTAGGCGCTGTTGTATACAAAGCAACATATGTAGTTGGCTTTGTATAGGTTGTTGTGCCCATAAGATGGTCAAGAATCTTATTTTCAGCGTAATTTGTAAGGCTTCCAGCCATTATTAATCCTCCTTAGATTTCAAGTAATCTTCAAGTTCTAATTGATCGGGGAGTCTAAAATTGTCAAACTCCAGCAAACGATTTGCTTCATCCTCTGGTATTTCTTGAATATAGTCTTCTCTAGTAAAAACTAAGTCTCCAGAAACGAAGGATGCACCTGATTCAAAAATGATTACTTTATATCCATTTGTAGCATTTTCAACCTTTTCAGCGGCTTTTGCTTTAGGAGCAGCCTTTTTTGCTGGGGCTTTCTTTGCTGTATTTTTTTGCTCTTTTGGTGCAGATGTTGCATCAGCACTTGTTACGATATTGTCACTCATATCAAATAGATTACCATATTTATTTATAAAATGCGAGAAGGGGGAGATTTCTCCCCCCCAACTCACATCGTTTGTTGATTAATGTCAGAGGCTACGGAGCTTGACATTCTTGCCGATAACGTAGGAATCAGCGTTCTCAATGTTGGAACCAATTCTCATGTACTGAGTGTACTCAATGGTGTCAGTCTTTGGCTTAAACTGACGGTACACTGTGATATCACGGTGGATACCAACAATACGGTTGTTAGGGAACGTAAGTTCAATGTAGCCATGTGAGCCAGATGTTGGCGAGTAATCGCCCGTCACTGTCTCTGGCATGAGTGGAACCTCAACCAGCGGGATGCCAAATGGTGACAGCCCAGTTGCTCCCGCACCGCCATTCGCACGGATTGAACCGTTGAAGAATGACGCATCACCAGCAGTTGAGCCTGGGGATGGAGCGCCAGCCGTAGCAGCGGTTGCAGAGTTTGGATTCTGGATGCTGAACGCTGTGTCCTGAACCAGACCAGAGCCAGAGAAGAACCTTAACTCATTTCTACGCTGCAGATACTTGGCTGGCATGTTGCGAAGAATACGATCATATGTCGCTCTTGAAACATTGTTACCAGCCTCATCAACTGTGCGGCCATTTGCCTTGGCAAGCTTAACGAAGCCGTCAAGAGCCTTCAGCAAGCTGTTTGCGGAAGATGTGTTGCCGTTGATTAACAGATCGTCCATGTCGTTGGCTGTCTGACGAGCCATGACCTGTGCGATATGGTCCTCAAGGGAAGCACCCTCGATGTTGTCCTCCAGCGACTCAGTTGACACTGCCCAGTCAAGGCGCAGTTTAACGGTGCTGATTGAGACTTTTGAGAAAGTAACAGCTGCGTTTGTACCAGTGTCTGTTGCCTCAGTTGCCTTAGCAAGCAGACGAGTACCGACTGACAGCTTGTCAATCTCCATTTGTGGTGTACGCATGCGAACGACTCTTGAGTTCTGCATGAGCACTGACTGATCAATAACGTAGTCTAAGAAACGATTGGACTGGGCTGGCTTAAGCAAACCGCCAGAATCATTGCCAACAACGCTCGTTGTAACTTCATCAGCCTTTGAAAGAATTTCTTCTTGTGATGCCATATTATTTATTCCTCCTAATCATGACCTGTAGCCCAGTGCTTTAATCAAGCCCTGTGGCAAATAAAGGTTGCCCCAAACTGAATCTGACTTCTCAAGCTCTTCGCCATCCTCGTCATCCTCTGGGTCAACACTCTTCTTGATAGCACCAGCGTCAGCTAATTTGCTAACTTGCTCCTCCGTCTCGGAAAGAGCCTTTTCTGCTGCCTCTAATTTTTCTTGAAGTTCAACGGTGTTGGCTTCAAAACCCTTTGTAATGTTATCAATCTTCTCATTCAGCGAAGCCTCAACCTCTTCCTTAATGGAAGTAGCGAAGTTAGCCAGTTTTTCATCAACAACAGCACTCAAGGCATCTTTAAGGACTTCAATATCCATTTCTTCCTCCTGTGTGTTTTCAGTAACTTCAACTTGGGTTGAAGCATTCTCTTGAACATCTGGAACAAGCCAATTGATAACACGCTTTAATAACGACAGTTTATCAATATCTTGCTCACTCATGTTAAAGACCTTATCATAGTTTACATCATTTTGCAATAAAGTATCTTGCTTTTGAGTATTTTCTGTGTCGTCTTCAATTTTTTTTGAATCCATATCCTCTTTCTCCTTTTTCTTTTTTGGTTTTGGGATTGTTGGGGTAATCATTCTATTCCCCTGTTCTGGGTTCTTAATACCCGAACCCATACTAGAAGATGTAACTTCACCCTCTTTTTCAAGATCAATATCAACAGACTTCTTCTTGGTATTCTCATATCTTTCAAGAAGCCTTCTGCCCTTCGCAGCAAGAGCGGCAGCATCCTGCATGTTCTGTGGTACTGGTTCACCCCAAGCTGCGGCTGACAAAGCGAGCCTTGTTGGTTCACCATTTGGCTTCTTCATTGGACCAGAAGGATTTGTAAAAAATCTTGTTAAGAAAGAACCTTTTCTTCTCATTTTTTCTGGCGTATCGGCTGGTCCTTTGACCCCTGGCTTAAGATTTGCCCCTTCTGTTTGCTTAAAATGACGACGACCAGCGGCAGTCAATCCACCTTTAGGGTCTTTTAATGGCTCTTTTTTATCAAGAATATAATCTAAATTACCATCATTATCCATTTTGATAATATCAACAATTGCTAAAGCATTGGCTGGATTATCAACTAAGCTAAGTTCGCCTAAAGAATATTGTTTAATAATATTAACTGGGCGACCTCTAAACATTTTTTCTGTTGACTCAATTTTTTCTAAAACTTTTCCACCAATTGAAAAAGCCTTGAGGGTTCCATCTAAAATTTTTTCCCAAGTATCCTGAGCTCCCTTAGAGATATAAGCGCTAACTTTAATAGCTTTATATTTTTCTCCATCGGCAGTAGTTATATCAATTGGTTCATAACTGATTGCTTTTCCAACGGCAATAGGGGCGTGCATTTCTCTAATGTTTCCGCCCCAATTTTTAAAAGCCTCCAAAGAAGCCTCAAATTCAACAATATCTCCAGATTTATCAATATTGTCAGCAGTTGCTATACCGCTAACAATACGCTCCTCTTTCTTAATAAAGTCAATTGGAAATGATAAATTAAAAGTTTCCATAGTACCTCGTAATTAATAATTATACATCACTATTTTAATATTTAGCCAATAGCAAAAACAGATAATGTAACAGATGCTGTCATAACTTGAAATTTTGTATAGTCACCTTTAATTTCAATATAAAAATTTGATGCAGCAGGAATAACAACTTGATGCTTTCCATTTAATTTTATTGTTGCATCAGTTGATCCATCCTGATTCCAAAAATAAATAGTATGGGTGTGCGCGTTTGTTGAAATTTCACCATCAGCACTTGTAATTGCAATGTCTGAGTAGACAATTGAATTTTGCTCCATTTTAATCTCCTTAATTATTACCTACAGAATTATCTGTGGTATTGTCGCCAGAATCTTGACTCTGGCCTCTTTCTTTTTGATCACCACTGCCCTGAACACCTGTCGGAGTTGTGCCAGCATCTGATCTTGACTTTGGCGGAATTGCTGCAGCGTTGTTAGAATTTCCAACTGGGGCACCAGCGCTATCTTTTTTGACATTTGTTGGGTATGGAAGAACATCATCGCCATCTTTGCGCTCTGGCAGGCCAACCCTTCCTCTAACTTCATTAGGAGACATGACTTCTGTTCTAAGATATCTGTCGTAGATTCTTGACTCCATCTCTTCATCCATAAGATCAATTTTCTTTAATCTTAACTGGAGCATATCAGTAAACTCAGAAACAATTCTATTAATCTTCTTTTCAATCACTGCTTGGTCTGGTCCAATGACCTGCATTTTAAATGTTTTATCAGCGTCTCTTGATACAGCCAAGTTTGCATTATCATAGACACCAACTTTTGGTGCTGGAACTCTGTTGGCAACGAGAATCTCATCACGATTTGATTTGCGATATTTATCAAATGAAGCATCTTGAACGCCAGCTTCT